TAAAGTTTATATTTGCCTTCAAAATGGAACAGACCCAGAAAATACTACGGGAAGACCTTCACTAGATCAACCCACATTTACAGATCTTGAACCTAAGGCTGCTGGTGATAGTGGTGATGGTTATATTTGGAAATACTTATTTACCATTAAACCTAGTGATATTGCAAAATTTGATTCAACTAACTTTATGCCTGTTCCTGAAGATTGGGAAACAGGGACTGCTAATGCTGCTGTAAGAGATAATGCTGCTGATAGTGGGCAATTAAAAATTGCTACTATTGTTAATAGAGGAGCTGGTATAGGAACTGCTAATAGAACTTATACTGGGGTTCCTGTTGCTGGAGATGGTTCTGGATCTGAAGCTACTATAGTTATTAATAATGATTCTAAAGTAGAATCTGTTAATATTGCAAAAGGTGGATCTGGATATACTTATGGAACTTTAGATTTAGTTGCTGGCGGAGTTCCTACTGGATCTACTGATCCAGTTTTTAATATTATTATTCCTCCTGAAGGAGGGCATGGAGCAGATATTTATAGGGAATTAGGAGCTCAAAACGTTTTAGTTTATTCTAGAATTGAAAATGATGCCGAAAATCCAGATTTTATAACAGGAAATCAAATTGCTAGAATTGGAATAGTAGAGAATCCTGAAGCTTACGATTCAACTGCAAATTTAAGTCTTACTAAAGCTAGTGCTCTTTCTGCTTTAAAATTGGTTGGAGCAGGATATACTACTGCTACTTTTAATTTAGATGGGCAAGTAACTCAAACTGTTGGTGTAGGATCTACAGCGGTAGGTAGAGTTGTTTCTTATGATCAAACAACTGGTGTTTTAAAGTATTGGCAAGATAAGAGTCTTGTTGGATTTAATACTGATGGATCTTTAAAAACTGATCCTACTTATGGATATTCTTTACATGGATTTACAGCAACACCAGATACTGGAGGTTCTGTTAATATTGCTAGTAATGAAGGTACTTTAGGAATAGATACTAATTTCGGAACAGCAGGTAGTCCTGGTATAAGTACTGTAATAAATAATAGAACATATTACCTTGGTCAGAGTTTCATTGACGGAATTTCCAATCCCGAAGTTAAAAAATACTCTGGAAATATAATCTATGTTGATAACAGACCTTCTATTACTAGGTCTGCCAACCAAAGAGAAGATATTAAAGTCATTTTGCAATTCTAAAGAATCATGCCACAGGAAACCAATTTAAACGTCGCTCCTTATTTTGACGATTTTAATACAGAGGATAATTATTGCAAAATATTATTTAAACCAGGGTTGCCAGTACAGGCACGTGAATTAACTGGAATTCAATCAATTCTTCAAAATCAAATTGAGAAATTTGGAGAACATATTTTTAAAGATGGAGCTTCTGTAACAGGAGGTGGTGTTGTATATAATCCAGGATGTCAATCAGTTAGAATTGAAAAATTTAATGAAGGAATAGATGTAAATTCTTATATTTACGATTTCAATCTTCAAGATAGTGTGGTAGTAATTGGTAGTGAATCTGGTGTAAAAGCTAAAATAAAGCAAGTTAGTGGACAATCTCAACTCGGTGCCGATTGGTATATTTTATACGTTCAATATTTAAATACTGGAGGGGAAGATAATACTGAATTTGTGCCAGGAGAAAGTTTATTATTAGATCAAGATGTATTTGAAACTTTAGGTCCAGATGGTGAAACAGCATTAACTTTTCAACCAGGAGAAACTCTAGCTCAAGTAGTCAGTGAAGATGCTACATTTACAGGAGCATCAGCTACTCTATCTGCTGGCGTCTATTATATAAGAGGATATTTTATAGAAGTAGAAGAACAAACTATTATTCTAGATCCTTATGGAATTGATGATATTAATCTTAGAATAGGATTGCAAATTGATGAATCAATTATTAATTCTAATATAGATCCATCTTTAAGTGATAATGCTGCTGGATTTAGTAACTATACTGCTCCTGGTGCAGATAGATTATCTATTCAAGTAAATTTAACAGCTTTACCATACGATAATAGTAAAACATCAAATTTTATAGAATTGATGGTGATTATCGGTGGAGTATTGGCTCATGTTACTACAAAAACTGATTATAATAAAATAGAAGAGGAATTTGCAAGAAGAACTTTTGATGAATCTGGAAATTATTATGTTAAACCATATTCTGTTACTCCTAGAAATACTTTAAATGATTATGAAGGAAATGATGGAATTTTTAATTCAGATCAAACAACTTATAATAATCAAACTCCTAGCGAAGATTTAGGAACTTATAAAATATCTCCAGGAAAAGCTTTTGTTGAAGGATATGAAGTAGAAACTGTAGTTCCTGCATTTTTAGATTTTCCAAAAACAAGAGCAGTTAAGGTATTAGAAAATCAAAGTCTTAATTATGTTAGTGGACCTACATTTACATTAAATAGGGTATCTGGTTCTCCTACTATAGGAATAGGGACTAATTATACAGTAAGTTTAAGAGATTCTAGAATTGGTTCTGCAACAACCACTGCTGCTGGTAAAGAGATAGGATTAGCACGTGTATATGATTTTGCTTTAGAATCTGGATCTTATAATACTTCAACACCAAACGAAAATGAATGGGATATTGCTTTATATGATATTCAAACTTATACAAACATAACTTTAAATACAGCTGCTACTTTAAGTGTTCCTACTCATATTAAAGGAAAGTCTAGTGGAGCTACAGGATATTTAAGATATGATGTAAGTGCTGGTACTGGCGTAACTGCTTATAATACTAAAGGAACCTTTATTGTAGGAGAGCAATTTATTTTTAATGGAATAGAAAATGGGAATATTTCAGTAGGATCTACTTCATATACTAGTAGTGATATTAAATCTATTCATGGAACTGTAAGTACAGCTAGCACATTTAATTCTGATGTAAAACAAACTTTATTAACCAATTTTGGAGAAGTTAATATTAGTGCAGCTACTACTTCTGGTACATATCTAGGAATTTCTACAGTTACTAGTACAGATGCTACTAAGTTCTTCGTAGGAATTGCTACAGTAGGAAATATTATATCATATACTAATACTAATATTAGTGGAGTTGAGATACCTTCTTACGCTAAAATTGAAAGTGTATCTAAAAATTCTTTAACTATATCTGGAGTTAGTACTGTTGCTGGAATATGTGAAGGTGGATTACCTCAATATTCTATGTCAGGACTTACTACTACTGGTGGTCCTATCAATCCATCTAATTTTAAGATATTATCTTCACGTTTTCATTCTTCAGAGGATAATAATTTATATACACAATTTCCTAAAAATAATGTTAAATCAGTAGATCTAACAAATTCTCATATTACTATTAGAAAACAGTTTGATGTTAACATTACTGATGGTACTACAGGATCTATTCTTACTGGAAGTCCTCATGAAACATTTTTACCTTATGATGAGGAAGATTATATTCTAATAAGGACTGATGGATCAACAGAATCTTTATCATCAGATAAGTTTGATTTTAATACAGGATCTACTGAATTAATAATTAACGGATTAGGTGCTAATAGTAGCGCTAAATTAGTAGCAACAATACGTAAAGTAAATGTAACAGAAAAAATTAAGGAAAAGAAAAAGATTAATGTTTTAACTATAACTAAGTCTCAAAATTCTCAATCTGGTATTGGTTCTACTACTTTAAATGATGGACTTACCTATGGTACAGTTTATGGAACTAGAGTTCAAGATGAAGAAATTTCATTAAATGTCCCTGATGTTATGAAGGTGTATGGAATACTTGAATCTAAAAATTCTAGTGAACCAGCTTTTTCTCAAATTTCATTAATTGCTATTAATAGTTCAACAGCTAAAACAGGAGACTTATTAATTGGAGATAGATTTTCTGGAAAGTCTAGTAAGTGTAATGCAATTTATGTCAGTAGAGTAGATGATTCTACTATTAATTATATAAAGTTAAATGATTATGAATTCCAACTTAATGAGGAAATTATTTTCCAAGACTCTGGGATTACTGCAACTACATCTTCCCTTATAGTAGGTTCTGAAAATATTACTCAAGAATTTACTTATGATGATGGGCAAAGGAGTACAATATATGATTTTGCTAGATTGGTAAGAAAACCTAATTTTAATCCTCCTACCAAACAATTAAAAGTTGTATTTGAATCGGCATATTTCTCAGCAGCAGACACTGGAGATCTTACCACTCCTAGTTCTTATAAGAACTTTGATTATGGTGATTTACCTGAAATCAATGATACTAGGGTAAGTGATATATTAGATATTAGACCTAGAGTTTCTGATTTTTCAGGAACTTCACGTTCTCCATTTGAATTCTTAGGTAGAAATTTTACAGGAGATGGAAATTCAGCTAAGAATATTTTAGCATCTGATAAATCTATTTTATTAGGTTATGAGTTTTACTTACCTAGATTGGATAGAATTTATCTAGCTAAAGATGGAACTTTCCAATTGATGCAAGGAACTCCTGCTGAGAATCCAGAATACCCAGCTACAATTGATGGAGCACTGCAAGTAGCATCTATAGAACTGCCAGCATATCTTTATAGTGTAACTGATGCAAGTATAACTCTTGCAAGTTATAAGAGATATCAGATGAGTGATATTAATAAGTTGGAAAAAAGAATTGAGAATTTAGAATTTTATACTTCACTTTCTTTATTAGAAAGTAATACTTTGAATTTGAATATTACTGATAGCGATGGGTTGAATAGATTTAAATCAGGATTTTTTGTAGATGATTTTTCTAATACTGATAATCAAATTAAGGAGACTATTGTAAAAAATTCTATTGATTATAGAAATGGAGAACTTAGACCTTCCCCTCATACTACAGAAATAGATCTACAATTAGATTTAAATAGTGCAAATAATATTAGAAAGACTGGGAATGTATTAAGTTTAGATTATGAAGATGTAATTCAACTAAACCAGCCTTTTGCTACAAGAGTTGAGAATGTTACTCCATATCTTGTAAATTATTATGGTGGAAAGGTATTTTTAACTCCAGAATCTGATATATGGATAGATGAAGTTGTACTTACAGCTAAACAGAAAGAACTTACTACTTATACTAATACTTCTTCTCAGTTAAGTGCTGCTGAATTTGATAAGAGAACTGGATATAGTCCAGTGGTTTGGGGTGCTTGGAAAATGAATTGGACTGGATATGAACATGTAGATAATAAATCTAATACTAGATGGGAAGGAAGAGAGCTTGTAAGAAGAACCACTACTACAAAACAACGTATTGGTACAAAGAAAAGGATAGGAACTAAGAAATTAGTCAGAGAAACATTTAGTACTATTAATGAAGGTGATAAAATACTTAATACTGAGTTAGTTTCCTATCTAAGAAGTAGGAATATTAAATTTGATGCTCAAAAATTAAAACCAAATACAGGTCTTTATGCATTCTTTGATGGACAAGATATAGCAAAGTATATTATTCCTAAACTTCTTGAAATTTCAATGACTACAGGAACCTTTGCAGTAGGAGAAACTGTTATAGGTATGACTAATAATGGTAAAGAAATAGTTAGATTTAAAGTAGCCAAATCTAATCATAAGAAAGGACCTTTTAATGAGCCTACACACGTTTATAAAGCTAACCCATATTACCAGTTTACTCCCCTCTATAAAGGAACTACTCTTTTACTTGATAGTATTGTTCCAACTCAATCTTCTTCTGCTAATGTACCTCCAGTAAACAATTCAGCTTCTTCTGCAGTTGTAAATGTTCCTGAGTTATATTCTTCAACATCAACTATTCTTAATGTAGATTTGGATAGTTTATCTGATAAATCAGATAATACTTATTTTGGGTATGTTGAAAAAGGTCTTAAATTAGTAGGACAAACATCTAATGCTCAAGCTAGTATCTCGAACCTAAGACTTAGGAGTGATATTTCTGGAAGTGTATTTGGATCTTTGTTTATTCCTAATCCTAATGAGATAACTAATCCTAAATTTGATTCTGGTAAGAAGGTATTTAGAATTACTAGTAGTCCCTTTAATAGTCAAATTCCTGGAAATGTTCAGACTGATGCTACCACTGTTTTCGAATCATCTGGAAGTATTAATACAACACAGGGAACTATTATTAGTGTAAGAAATATAGCAACAGATATTCTTACAAGAGTAGAAACATCAACAGCAAGAGGAGAAACAACTAGTGTTACTTCTACTGCTGTAGTAGATAGATTACCTCCTTCTCCTCCACCACCACCAATA